CGCCTTTAATAGAAAAGAAGGTGACTTAGTCACTGTAATTTTCTTTTAAAGTGCACCTCCCCGAGAAATAATCTCGGAGAGATTATCTCTCTCGCTGCGGGGTGCAAATCCCGCACACTCTCATTAATCAGAGAGTGCCTGGTTCACCTAGTTACACTGGTGAACCGTACCTGGTCTTGATGTCGACGGACACAGGACGTCCTGAATAGAGCAAGTGGTCTCTGTCGGCGAAAGGCAAATCGCCGCGTTTAAGATACCACTTCATGAGGGCAGGCCAAGAGTCAGCAGCATTGCTGCGACGCTTGGTTGAGACGACAGATCCCCTGACGAGAGGAATCTGTAACTCAGGGTGCATCTTATCGACTGTGAAGTCGTGGGATACAACCTTACCCAATATTGCGGATGTTTCAGAAACGCGAGGAAGGCGAATAAACCTTTCAAGCAGTTCTTCCAGAAACTGGACACTGTTCCAAGCCCCTACCTGATTAAGGTGGTTTAGCAAAGAAACAGTAGAAACAATACCGGCACTATCCTTCCGTGAGGACGGAAGTACTTCTCTGACGTACGTCACTGAGACGTCAACGCCATTGTAGTACTCCGCTCCGCAGCTCTCTCGGAATTTACCATTCCAGAAAGATTTGCGACGATTCACCTTAAACCCAAAAAGTTCAAGTGTTTCGTACACGGAATCGGCGTATTCTACAGGGACGATAATATCGTCTCCATAGACGCGCACCTTACCCAAGAAAGATCTAATGATCTTCTTGTCTAAGTGTCCACTTAGCTTTCTTTCTATCCCCAAAAAGACAGCGGTCAAAAAGACCATTGACTCAAAAGGAAAGCAGAGAGCTGAACCCATAGACGCGAACTTGGCCAATCTAATAATAGAGTGACCAGGCACATCAGCCTTCCGGGATCTACAAGCATCGACCGCACCAAAAAGGTGAGGATGATTAGCAAGTAGACTCCGTACATGCTGGTTAGAGACACGATCAGAAGCCTCACTAAGATCTAGTGTGGCGAGAGATCCAGTTTCACTGCCGACCTTCGCAAGAAGGCGGTTAGGGAGCTGAGATCTAGTACTGATGAAACCGTCGAGGATGTCATCCTCTTCGATTCCACGTTCAATAGCCTCAAGCAGGGCCTGTTGCATATATTGCATACAGGTCGGCTCGCGAGCTATCAGACGAGGTGTCTTTAGCGTTTTAGGGACAGGGATTACCTCAACGGCAATCTCGTCCCAAGGTTCGCGGATAGTAAGCTGGTCGGAGAGCTCAAGAAAAGCTCTCCAATTAGGGACGGCATATTCCCCAAAAGGAAAACACCTTTCTAATCTGGAAGTCCACTCAAACTGATAGTACTTCTTGTTACCAAGAAGGCCATCAGCCGTGGATCCAGGACCATGTTTTGGAACCAAGGGAGTAATATTATTACTCTCACCCAAGGAGTTAAACTCCTTATTTCCGTTATAAACCATAAGGTCTATATCAGAAAACAGTTCCCTAAACAGAATACGACCGATCCGTTCAAAGTCCTCTTTAAGAGGACCACAGAACGAGCGGTCGAATTCGCGAACATCCGACTCACACTCGAGGTACTTTACCATCGCGTTGTCAACACGCTCATCAGAGCATGGCAACTTCACTTTCTTCCACATCAGTGTAAACTGACGGATAGAACGTATAGCAGTGGTAGAGGGTTCCTCGAGAAGCGAACCATCAGAAGGATTGAAAATAAGACTCAACATTCCACCTAGAAATAGGGGAATGACTCCTTTCTTCTTAAAACCGAAGAAAAGAGAGGAATCTACATAACCTTGTTCAAGACCTTTTTGGAGGTCCGCGGCAAAGTTAGGTAAGGTAATCGTTAAAAACGAAGACCCTTCTTTTTCAATCCGACCAACGACAGTTTTATAGTCGTTGGTGGTGTCTACGCAACACCAGTTACCCATATCAATGAGTAACTGTCGCAAGAATACAGTCGGGCTTTTCATTAGTTGCTCCTTAATAGAGTTAGCTAATCCTTAGTCATGACTTCATTCCTACTAGGAACAGGCACTAGTGCCTGTTCTTCGATGACCCCCTAGAAATCAGGGAGACAATCAGCAGAAGAGACGCAATTGAAATACTGATTGCAGCTAGCGAAGCTACCTGCAGGATCAGAGTCTCAAAAGTTGTCAATTCTCGCCACCAAGAAGCTTGATGGCGTTTGCATCAGACGACGCCGTAAGCCAGGTCGAAAGACCATGGATCAAGGTAGTCAATTCCGCAACCGTGAACCCAGTAATGGGAGCGTCAACAACAATAAAAGCACTCGCAGAGTACTTGATGTTGTTGGCAGACACGAGCGGATCTGCTGCAATCTTGCTCAGGTTGATACGAGCCGTACGCCGAACACGTTTGCCATAGGCAGACGAGACGGCGAGCGACACGGTCCCATCGTTCGAGGAGAAACTCCCCGAACCGATGGCAGAGCCAGTTCGCGCAAGCGAACTAGCAGAACCTGTAACAGTGACTGATTGTGGATCGGAAAATGCCATGACGTATCCTCACTTGCAGCGCTTCCCAGCGCGACCGAGTGAGCAAAATGCGGAATTGCATTTTACTCATTTTGATAGGTAGTTAATCTATCGCTTAAAGATGCTGGTTAAACCCAGCGCCCCTAATATCGCCAACTGCTTAGCAGAGAAATCTGCAGGGTTTATGGCAAAACCAAAGGGTGTAGCCCGTACCCTCTCTTTCTGAACCACAGAAAGAGAGTGATAATACGGACCATGAGTACCGACCCAGGGAGTGAAATCGGTAAGTACATAGTTATTAGATGCGTCAATACGACGCATCAGATAGCCGTACTTAATCACCAGACTGTCCGACTCGAGATCCGATAATATCGCAAGATGCGATGTTAAATCGAATTTCCAGTCGACTAGCCAAGACCAGGGTTGCAAATCCCAGAGAACCTGAGGGGTCATTTTCAGACCCAACAGTTTCTGGGCAAGTGATGCATACCGTTCCATTCGACCAAAGAAATCTCGGCCATTTGGAACAAAATAAGTAAATGCACCACTAAACCAGACTCTCGACTTAAAAGACGAGTAGACGGTAATGTTACCCAAACCTTCCTTGAAGATTTCACTGTCGTAGTTCGACTGTGACTCGATGTTTCCAACGAGCCCGCGAACAATGTCAGTAGTTTCCTCCAAAGGAAAGTTGAAACGCCTTCTAACAGTGCGACCAGAATCTCGAGCGTATTGCTGCATCATATTATATGAATTGAGCACTACGTTCAAGAGGTCTCTCAAATCCGAGACCATTGGGACCCAGCCAAATTGAAGATTAAGATACTCTTCTCCTGCACTACGCAGAAGTTGAGTCTTAGATTCAATAAGGCCGATGTCACCAATGATTTTTGGAAGCTTAGTCAAAACTGACTGAGCGAGAAAATCACTGAAGTTGGCTGCAGGTGCTACAGGAGCAGTTGAGGCAATGGCTTTTTGGCCATAGAACGCAATCTCACTATCAGATAGTGGGCTTACGCTCGGATATACCTTGGTTACTCCTCGGACACCGGGAGACAGTGGACCTCTATAATAAGAGGGAAAACTGCCACGAGATGCAACATAGCCATGAACATGGCTAAGATGCTGCTGCTCGATACGAGTATAAAACTCGTGCCCGTTATCATCAGCGGAACTAAGTTCCTTGAATCCGTTAACGTAGATTTTATCTGCGTCATCGGATAACTGCTGATCTGACTGCATACGGCTTCTGAAAGAAGTCGTAGTTTGCTTGCCAGGAAATCGCGCGATGCGAGAGTTAAAATTTCCAGGTCCTTCGTGGTCAGTTTCGAACACTCCGGACAGGGAAAGATCTCTTACATCGGTAAAATAACCAGGCATAGCTTATGGTCCTCACTTGGAACCGAGGAACTACCTCGATTTTGATTGGGTTGTGAGACAATCCTTTAATGCACTGCATGGGATTGTCAGTAACAAGTTGGTTAGACTTGCGGCGTTGTTAGACACCGGGAGGCTCCTAAAGGGGCC